CTATCGATCTTTGCGTCCTTTTCCCACATCTCTTGAATAGAATCAAGATCAATACTCATAAAAGATTGTTTTCCATATCAGTAAGGTTGTATATAGTATACTTGAAAGACACGTCTGCTGTAAAGTATTCTATGTCAGCATCTGTTGCATCAAATGTTATAGTTGATAATGTATAAGGAAATAAGTCGTTGAATACTACCTGAAATGAAGGTACTAAATTACTACTTAATATCTGTAAGGTTCCGTCTGAATATATGTCATCTCCTGCATTACCAAAGTTACCTGGCAATACTGCCTCACCTTCCAACTTACGAAACTCATCCATACTTTCTGGAAATCCTAATCCACGAATCCACTTTTGCAATTCCATATAGTTAACAAGATCTTCATCAACAAGGAATCTTAAAGTTAAATCTCCAAACTGAATTTTATCACCAGGAATAGGAATGTTTCTTAAGTAACTAGGTTGCTCTGCAATACCAAGATCCATAGATGGTATGTTTGCTTGGTTACAGAAAAAAGCAACACCAGGTGCTCTCTTTAAAGAAAACTTAAACCCTACAGGTGATAGAAAGTTTCTATTTGCTAATGGTGTTCCTGGTCTATCAGCAGGTGGTTTTCTAGTCGCCATTATAAGATACTTTTTAAGTATTTAGACAAAAAAAGAGAGGGTGTTAACCCCCTCTTGATGTTTAACAATCAATAAGATCTGTTTCTTCATCAATTATTTGAGGGAGATGACCCACTAATTTGATAAAATTATAATCAGGATCTCTTTTATAGCAGTCTGCCAAACTTGACATAGCCCTATTAATAGATTCTACATCCCTCTCTAACTCCTTACGTTTTGCCTCACTTTCTCCCGCTTCTACTTTACTTAAAAATCCCACTACAGAAGGAACATCTGCATGTTCTTTATAATATTCTATAATATCAATAGCAACTCTCTGCAAATATGTCCTACTTCTTCCACCTTTTTGCTTATTGATAGCAAAAACTTTACTTCTATCTAAATTAAGAAGTTCTGCACCTTTTTCTTGTGCTTGACGTTTAGTAAATGCTTCCATGTTTTGTCTTGCTTTTTCAGTACTAAAAACATCGTCGATTGCATCATTAATTTGTTTCTCACCAAATGCGTTAGGAATAGCAGCAAACCATTCTAATCCATCATTGGTAGTTACTTCTTTACCATCCCTTTTCTGCCTAATTACAAAAGCCTCAAATCTTTTTTTAAAATCTGATATTGTTGCCTTCTTAGATTGAGAATGATTGTTAGCACCTAATCCAATTTCATCAATCACATCATCAGCAGTAAATCCTTCTTTTCTTTTAACTACTAAGTATGGTGCTTCTTGATGATCTTTCTTCAATAATGCTTCATGTCTACTGATCCCATCATATGCAGTAAGATCACTTTCCTCAACAATTGGTGGAATTTTTGTAACATCCCATCCTTGATTTATCATACTCTCAAGGAGTGCATTTACATTCTCCTTATCAGTTCCAGTAGAACGAGCAAGATTGATTATTTGTCCTTGCTTATTTTTAAACTTAATATCTTGGACTAAAAGGTTTTTTACACCAATTATATCGACAGTTCTATACTGTGGTAATTTTAAATTGTCATAAACTGAAAGGTCTACAACATCGCATGGTGAATTGAATGGAACAAATTGTGTCATGAGTAAATAGCAGGTTTGCTTATAGTGTCAGATTAGCAAGTGCTTGACTGACTCCATTAATATAGACAAAAAAAGACCCCCTGTAAATAGGAGGTCTTTGAATTGAAACAATTTGTAATATGAATTACATGAGGTTCTTAAC